TTTAGCGGCGTGTTGATAGCTTAAGGAGAATAGATAATGGCTTACACTTATGTAGAAAATCAAGCCGGTCTGTTGCAGATTGCCGCAATTGATACTGGTGTTACTTCGCCGAGTAGCGTTTCGACTGGCAGCACTTCTGTCATTCCAACGCCGCCTAACGTTTTGGGCAAGATCGTGCGCGCTGACGATCCGACCTATGGCGAGGGCGAGTTCATCCTGTTGGTCGGGGTGGCTTCAACGGTGGTCGGTTCGTTGGTTAGCTACAACGCGACGACTTATCAAACGGTGCTGGTGCCAAATACTGCTGTCCAGGCTTGCCCGGTAGCGGTTGCAATGTCGGCTAACCTGGCTGGCACGTTTGGCTGGTATCAAATCGCTGGTAATGCGGTGGTCAAGAAAACGGCAGTTGCGGTTTCCCCGCAAGTGACCGTATTTCTGTCAGCGACTGCCGGTCGTATCAAGGTTCTTGCTTCTGCTGGTCTGCAAGTTGTCGCAGCTCGTTCGGCAAACCTGACCACGATTGCCGCAACCGTTTCGACGGTCACGGTGACAATTAACCGTCCGCACCTGCAAAGCCAGATCACGTAATAATGGCCGATGCAGTTTTAGATGTAGTTGGAAACACACTCCCCAGCGTAATGCTGGGGAATGTGGAGCTGTCTTGCAAAAGGCAGCTTTCTTGGTTTGACTTTGATGAAAAGGTCAACGAGGAAAGCATCTGCATTGTCGGTGGTGCGCCAAGTCTAAATGAGTCGGTGCATCAGCTAATAATTCGGCATCAAAACGGCGCCAGGCTTTGGTCGGTAAACGGCTCTTATGATTGGTTGCTTGCCCGCGGCATCGTTTCTGATGGGCATGTGATGTTAGACGCTAGGCCGGAGAATGTGCGGTTTGTAAAAAATCCCAAGCTGGAGACTCAGTTTTACATTGCCAGCCAGTGTGATCCCTGCGTATTTGACGCTTTAGAAGGCTTTAACGTCGATCTGGTGCACGTTCAGACAGAAGGTGTCTACGAGTATCTCGAAAGCGAGCGCGAGCGCCCTGTGCATCTTATGGGAGGTTTTACGACGGTTGGCATGTTGGCCATGATTTTGGCTAAATTGAAAGGCTATCGGCAAATCTACCTGTTCGGGATGGATTCCAGCTATTCAGAGGGCGAGCACCATGTTTACAAACAAGAATCCAACGACGATGAGCAGATAATTACTGCGACTATCCACGAAACAAAATACCAAGCTGCGCCGTGGATGTGTCAGCAAGTGCGGGACTTTCAAACGCTTGCACGTAAATTTGCCGAAGATGATGTAACAATTGAAGTTTGCGGTCCCGGTTTATTGTACGCAATGGCGAAAGCCATGTCCTATCCACTAACTCAAAGGATTTAAAATGGCTATTCCCTCACGTATTTTGGCTTCTGGTAATTCCCCGCTTTCGACGACCAGCATCTGCGGCGATGGCGCCACCGGCCTGGTCGCCGTTGGCAGCACCATTGCTGATGCGCTGCAACTGTCTGCGGTATGGAACACGATCACCACCAGCTCGGCGTCAACTGGCGTTATTCTGCCGCCAACCGAGGTTGGCGCTATGATCGGCATTCGTAATGATTCTGGCCAAACAGTTACTGTTTATCCGAAATCTGGATCGACGATCAATGCTGCCGCGTCAACATTGTCTGTTGCAACGGCGAAAACCGTTATTTTGTTTGCCACTAGCGCCACGACTTGGGCATCTGTTCTGACTGCGTAATGACAATTCCCTCACGGGTTTTGGGTGCAGGTGCGTCATCATTGATGACCGTTGCCATTTGTGGTGACGGTGTTGATGGGTTGACCGCGGTGGGTTCGACGAGAGCTGATGCGTTGCAATTAACAAAGATTTACAACTCGGTTGATACCGCGGCTTCCGGCACTGGCGTTTTGTTGCCGCCCACACAAATGGGTGCAACAATTTACATCGCCAATTCAGGCGCACACACGATCAAAGTTTATCCGTACGAAACCGCAACAACGGTGAACCAAACTACATCGGCATCCATCGCACAAAATCACACAAGTATACTTTTTGCGGTTTCTAACGCCATGTGGTACAGCATAAACGGCACTAAAACTTAATCCCCACAGGAGAATACAAATGGCTTTAGACAGCGACATCAACAATGCAGATTCGCACTTACATGTTGAGTTTTACACCAACGACCAGAAACCATACAAAGATCGCCCGACGCCGTTTGTGCGGATTATTGTGCCGGGTGATAAAACCAATATTGTTGATCGACCTGTCAGAGAAGATCATAAAGAACGGTTCCCGCGGCAGTGGTTGCATTTTCAAATGCAGAGCGGCGATGGGCCGGTTATTGGGACGCTATTGCAGCAATGGAACACGGACGACGAGGAAAACTTTAGCTCGCATCAAATGGCCGAACTTCAGATTCTTAAATTCCAGACCGTCGAGCAAGTTGCAACGGCTTCAGATAGCCAGTTGCAGCGCATCGGCATGGGCGGTGCTGGATTGCGAGAAAGAGCAAAAACGTATTTGACCAGAAAAAACCAATCCGCAAACACTTCCGAATTGGAAGTTACTCGCCGTGAGCTGAATGAATTGAAACAGCAAATGGCAATGCTGATGGAAACCAAAAAACTCGGCAGGCCGCGCAAAGAGGCGTAAATATGAGCAGCACAATGCTCCAGTTGGTGCAGCAAGTCACAAACGAACTAGGTGTCACGGCGCCGGTGTATGTCGCTGGCAATACCAATCAAGATGTGACGCAGATTCTCGCGCTGATGAACGCGACTGGTTACGAGCTGCTGCGCCGGCACAACTGGCGTGCGATGACCAAGCAGGAGGCTTTTTATACTGAGTTTCTGACCACGACCGGCAACTGGACCACCGCAGCCAGGACGATTACCGGCATTCCCAGCACCGCAGGGTTGGACACGACCTACCAGGTGCAGGGGACCGGCATTAACCAGAATACGTTTATAGCGTCTGTTGACAGCGGAACACAGGTTACTGTTAATCAAGACTTTGCCGCAGCAGGCGGCACCGCGGCAACGGCCTATTTCCAGAAAATGAAATATGACTTGCCCAGCGACTACGAGGCATTGGTGCCGCGCAGTATGTGGGACAAATCCAAGCATTGGGAAATGCTTGGGCCAGAGGATGCTCAACAATGGGAATGGTTGCTTTCAGGTTACATCAGCACCGGGCCGCGCATTCGGTGGCGCCTGCTGGGTTCTTATTTTCAGATATGGCCAGGCACCTCTGCCGCTGAATATCTTGGCTATGAATACAGATCAAACGGCTGGGCTAATTCTGCCGCTGGCGCCGTAAAGACCAGCTTTACGGTGGACACCGACACGACGATTTACCCTGACCGACTAATGGTGCTGTCCACGAAGCTGAAATATTTTGAGGCAAAAGGCTTTGACACCACGGCAATGTTTCGCAATTACTTGTATGAGCTTGAAGCGGCAATGGCGCTGGATATGTCGGCTGCAAACCTAAGTTTTGCACCGCGCCCTGGCACTGTGCTAATCGGATACGACAACATACCTGACAGCGGATATGGCCCAAATTAACCAACTGGTGCAGGGCAATGCGGCGCGAGTAGCGTCTGTTCCAGCTCCTGTTGGCGGCTGGAATGCCCGCGACAGCATTGCCAACATGGAGCCGCTGGATGCGGTTCAACTGATTAACTTTTTCCCGACAGTCAGCAACTGCGTGCTGCGAGGTGGTTCGACGAATTGGGCTACCGGCATGACCGGCCAGGTGCAGACGATCATGGTCTACAACGGCGGGTCCAGCAGCAAGATGTTTGCCGCGGTCGGGACTCCTGATCTTAAATTCTACGATGCCAGCACCGCAGGTGCTGCAACTGCAACCACCGTTACCGGCCTGACCAACGCAATTTGGGAATACATCAACATCACGACGACCGGCGGCACTTATTTGTATGCGGTGAATGGCGTGGACAAGCCGCGGTTGTACGATGGCACAACATGGACCGCCATTGATGCTGCTTCAACGCCAGCTATTACCGGCGTAACGACAACAACGTTATCAAATGTGACGCTGTTTAAGAATCGCCTCTGGTTTATTCAGAAAGACACGCTCAAGGCGTGGTACCTGCCGACCAGCGCAGTCGGCGGCGCCGCGCAGGTTTTGGATCTGTCAGCTATTGCCAAATTTGGCGGGCATCTTGTGGATCTGGATACCTGGACTATCGACGCAGGCTATGGCGTTGACGACAACCTTGTTTTCGTCACCAGCAACGGCGAGGTGATTGTTTATCGAGGCACCGATCCTGCCAGTGATGCTACCTGGGCGCTCACCGGAGTTTGGAAGCTAGGATCGCCAATCGGCAACCGAGCCATGCTGAAGTGGGGCGGCGACCTGCTGATCTTAACTTATGACGGTCTGATGCCGATGGCTCAGAGCTTGCAATCATCCAGGCTTGATCCTCGCGTGGCGTTGTCAAACAAGATTCAAGGCGCCATTACGCAGGCCACAACGAACTACGGTGGCACGCACGCCGCAGTTGGGTGGCAGGTCTACTACAACGCTCGTCGCAATGCTGTGTGGATCAATGTGCCAATCGCAGAAGGCCAGCAAGAACAATACGTGATGAACACAATTACGACGAGTTGGTCACAGTTTCAAGGCTGGCCAGCAAATTGTTGGGAAACCTACAACGATAATCCTTATTACGGCGGCAATGGCGTTGTGGTCAGGGCGTGGGATGACACCTATGTCGATAACACATCCAATATTGCAACAAATGTTTTCCAAGCATTTAACTATTTCGACAGCCGCGGCGTAAAAAAGTATTTCACCAGGGCGCGGCCAAGTATTTTCACAAACGGATCACCGGCTATTTTTGTTGGCATCAACGTAGATTTTAACGTTGATGACACAACCGCGCCTATTTCGGCATCTGCATCTGCTGTTGGATTATGGGATGCAGGAACGTGGGATTCTGCATTGTGGGGATCTGGTTTGCAGATTACGAACAACTGGCAAGGTGTTACCGGGCTTGGTTACTGCGGATCTATCCAGCTTAAAAGCGCATCCAGCGGGCTGCAAATTGAGTGGGCATCTACTGACGTTGTTTATCAGGCAGGATGGGCAGGGATATAGTATCGGGGCCGGATGTCGGCCATTGGGTAGCAAAACGTGTTGATTATGGCTTTTTAGAAACCAGAGCCAACGCGATAGGATTAAAACGAAATGATGAGTTTATTGCAGGAGTCATTTACGAGAATTGGAATCATCAAAGCATATGGTGCCATTTCGCTATTGAAGGCCAACTGACACCTGCTTTTTTAGCGGCGATATTTGATTACCCGTATAACATTTGTCAGGTTGAAAAGATTATTTGCCCGGTTGGAAGCGATAACGAACAAAGCATTAAGGTAGTGAAGAAAATGGGATTTACCGAGGAAGGCAGAATCAAAGAAGGGCGACCACACGGCGACATTGTGTTTTACACGTTGCGCCGCGATGACTGCCGGTTTTTAAATACACGATACAGCAAAAGGATAGCAAATCATGGGTAAATCTTCACCTTCGCCACCTCCTGCACCGGACTACGCGGGCGCAGCTACAGCGCAAGGCGCAGCTAACGTTGCTACCGCAACAGCGCAAGGTTTTATGAATAACCCAAACGTGTACGGGCCGCTTGGGAATCAAACGGTTACGTGGAATCCTGTCGGCGAATATCAGCAGCCGACTATCACGCAATCTTTAACGCCAAGTGCGCAAGCAGCATTAACATCACAACAGCAAGTGCAGCAGCAACTTGCTAATTTGGGATCGCAAGGATTGACGCAAGCATCAAG